AAAACCGCGACGCCTCGACGGCTAAATATGAATGTTCACATTGCGGGGAAAGATTCGACGAATCACATAAAACCTCAATGCTTAGACAAGGGGAGTGGAGGGCAGAGAAACCAATGACAAGAAAGACGGCAGGTTTTCAAATGAGTTCTTTATATAGCCCCGCGGGGTGGCTAAGTTGGCCCGAATTAGTTGAAGAGTTTCTACGGTCAAAAGAAGACGCGCCTTTATTTAAGACCTTTGTTAATACCCGATTAGCTGAAACCTTTGACGAGTCATATCAATCGCAATTGTCAGCGGAGGAAATGTTGGAAAAGTGCGAAAAATATTTACCCGGGACTATTCCCGATGAAGTCGTCGCGTTGGTTCAGGGTGTGGACATACAGGGTGGAGGAGGAACCAAAGACGAACGCATTGAGGTTTCAACGTGGGGAATAGGTTTAGAGGAACACATGTATCTAATTCAACATGACGTTATTTATGGCGATCCAAACCAAGGGACCGTCTGGGAGGGGTTAGATGTTTTGTTAACGGCTGAATGGGATCATCCAAACGGCGGCAAATTAAAAGTTGAATGTTGCGCGATAGATACTGGCGGACTCGCAACAAATGCGGTCTACAATTATTGCAGAGCTAGAAAAGGGTCGGGCGTTATAGGAATTAAAGGAAGTAGTCAATCAGGACAGCCAGCGATAGGGCGCGGTTCAAGAGTTGATTTGAACTATAAAGGTAAACCAATTAAAGGCGGTGTTGTTGTTTATATGGTTGGTTCTGACACTATTAAGGATGTGTTGTATAGTAGGCTTAAGTTTAATAATAAATTACATTTTCACGCGCAAACAACGGAAGAATATTTTAAACAATTAACAGGAGAAAAAAAGGTTTTAAAGAAAAGCGGTAGGGGTACGCAATACGTTCAGAAAAAGAATCAAAACGTTGAGGCGTTGGATTGTGCTTGTTATGCCTACGCGGCCCTTAATCATCTCTATCAACGCTTCCCACGCGGTAAATTCTTCCAAATCTTCGCTAATAAGCTCTTAAATTCCGTTAATTCGTCTAAAAAACAACGTCTAAAATCTAATAGTAAGGCCGCTAAAAAAAGTTATGTCACTCATTGGTGAGGTATCGGCGTGAATATCCCAGCTTCGATACGTGCAGGAAGCACTGTTAAATGGAGAGAATCAAGCCAAGTTGACCCCTTTGGTGATGCGTTGCAAAGCACCGATTCATGGGCAATGAAGTTTTATTTAAGAACTAATACGGCTTCGGAGGGACACACTGCGACGGGTTCAACCTACGGAACAGGTTGGGAATTTACTATTAGCGCAACAGATAGCGCAGGTTTTGACGCGGGTGATTGGTTTTGGAATTGTGAAGTTAGTAAAGGGTCAGAAAAATATATTGTTGGGAGTGGAGCGTTAGAAGTTTTACAAGCCCTCGCCTATACAGGAACGCCCGGAGCCGTACAGGCGAAATCACAGATACAGCAGGACTTGGAAGCGATTCAATCAGCAATAAGAACTTTAGTTAGTGGCGGTGTTGTTAAAGAATATTCAATAGCAGGTAGAAGCCTTAAAAAATATGATCTTTCTGATTTGATGACTTTAGAAAGTCGTTTGAAATATCAATTAAAGCGCGAACAAAAAGCGGACTTAATCGCTAACAATCTTGGTAATCCTGCCGCAATGTATGTGAGGTTTAACTGATGGGAATTGTCAACGCATGGAACGCACTTTGGGAACCAAACCCAAGAGCAATAAAACCAAGAAGAAAAAGAGAGTATGCAGGGGCCGAAGTATCTCGTCTTACTAGCGGTTGGGTCACAAGTACTAACTCAGCCGATAGCGATATAAAAGGCAGCCTGAAAAAGTTGCGTAATAGATCAAGGCAACAAATTCGTGATGTTGATTATTGCAAAAATGCAATTAGGGCAATTACCGATAACGTTGTAGGAACTGGCGTGCGTTTACAGGCCCAAGTCAGGCAGCAACGCGGGGGAAAATTAAATCAACGTGTTAACGATCAAATAGAAAGGGCGTGGGCAGATTGGGGCAAGGCTGATTCATGCGACGTAGCAGGAAAGCTTTGTTGGAATGATCTTTGTAGAGCTGCCGTTTCTAATTGGGCGGAATCAGGCGAAGTATTTATAAGAATTATTCGAGGTCAAAAATTCGGCAATAGTTCCGTTCCTTTTGCTTTGCAATTGTTAGAGGCGGATATGATCGACGAGGACTACGAGGGAAAAGCAGAAAGAAAGGGTTGGCAATGGAAGATGGGTGTGCTTTTGGATGATTGGGGAAGACCTCAGAAATACGCGCTACTTACTAGACACCCCGGAGATACCTTTTTTGTTAATCAACCAACCGACGGGAAAAAACATATTTTTATTAATGCAAAAGATATTATTCATCTTTGTAAATTCGATAGACCCGGACAGACTCGCGGGGTTCCTTGGATGGCAAGCGCTATTCAAAGAATGCACCATTTAGAAGGCTACGAACAAAGCGAAATTATTTCTAAGCGTGTTTCGTCGGCACAAATGGCGTGGATACAAAGCCCCGAAGGTGAATTAGAAGGGAGCGACGTAGAAGACGGTGAAAGAGTTTTTGACCTATCTCCGGGCAAAGTAGCCTATTTAGCACCGGGGGAATCTGTTCATGTTCCTAACCTTGATACTTCAAGCGGACAGTTTGAACCTTTCTTGGCTGCCATGCTTCGCGCTCTTGCTGCTGGTATTGGGTGCAGTTATGAAACGATTTCCCGTGACTACTCAAAGACTAATTACAGTAGTTCGCGTTTAAGTTTGTTGCAAGATCAAGAGGCGTTTAAGGCGCTTCAATATCAATTAAGAGAGTCATTCTTAGATATTGTTTATAAAGAATGGTTGGAAGTTGCCGTTTTATCCGGTGCGTTGCAATTAAGTAATTATCAAACAGAAACGGGTAGATACCATATGGCGCGGTGGATGTTCAGAGGATACGGATGGGTAGACCCCATGAAAGAAACACAAGCGGCCCAATTAGCAGTAAAAGCAGGTTTTAAAACTCAGTCGCAGATATTGAGTGAAATGTCGGGTATTGATTTGGAAGAATTTCTAATCGCTCGTAAAAATGAGATTTCTATGGCTGAAAGTTTTGGTTTGTCTTTTGACAATCAAGTTAATACGTCGCCTGAAACTGCATCTAAAGTAGATACAACTACTACGGATCCTAAGGAAGATGACGAAACGTGATTACGAGAAAGATCTAGTCCAAAGAGACTTTAATTTAGAAGTTAGAGAAGTAGAAAAAGAAGATAGAACGCTGGAATTTCCCTTTTCAAGTGAAGAGCCAGTGACAAGATATTTTGGCCCAGAAGTGCTGGAACATAAAGCCGCAAATTGGGATCTTAAACGGCTAAACGATTCGGCGCCCCTTTTATACAATCATAATTTTGATAGGCCGATTGGGGTAGTTCAAAAAGCGTGGATCGATGAAACCGCCAAGCGTGGTTATGCAAAAGTAAGGTTCAGCAAAGAAGAGTTTGCAAGTTCTATTTATAGAGATATTAAAGATGGAATTATTAGAGGTATTTCGTTTGGGTACGTTGTTAAAGATATGGAGCAAAGGGGAGAGGAATTTTGGGCTACAAGTATCGAGCCTTATGAATTATCGGTTGCAGTTGTAGCCGCTGACCCTACCGTCGGGATAAATAGATCAAAAGACAATACGGCTCAATCAGAAACACTATCTAATATGTCTAAAGAGGAACGTTCCGACGTTTCAGCATCTTCTGATGCGCCTGTAAACTCTGTAGTCGAATCAATGACCGCTAACCCGAAAGAAACCTTGGAGGTGCGTTCAGAAGTTGACACTCAAAAAGTGATCAAAGCTGAGCGTTCAAGAATCCAAGAAATTCAAACTGTCGCTGCAAAATACAATCTTCAAGATCTAGGCGAAACCTACATTAAAGAAGATAGAAGCGTTGCAGATTTTAATTCTGCTGTTCTTCGCGAGTGGAAGCCTGAAGCAATTGCACCAAAGGCAGACGCTACTGACATCGGTTTAACTGAAACTGAAACACGTAGCTTCTCAGTTCTTAGAGCAATTGACTATCTTGCTAATCCTGGTAGCGCTGCAAAGCGTGAAGCCGCTGCTTTTGAAATAGAAGCTTCCGAGGCTGCTGCTGCAAAACTTGGTAGAGCATCTAGGGGCATAACAATTCCTAACGAGGTATTTCGTAACCAACGGGATATGCAAACCTCGCCCGATACAGCAGGAGGTAATTTAGTTGCAACAGAGCTTTCAAGCGATTTCATAAGTCTGTTAAAGAATGCGTCTGTATTGGCTCAAACAGGATCAACAATCTTGACCGGCCTTTCTGGAAACATTTCAATTCCTAGGCAAGGATCTCAGCAGACAAGTTATTGGGTTGGAGAGGGTTCAAACGTAACCGAATCCGATATGACAATTGAGCAGGTCAACATGACCCCTCGCACAATTGGCGCAATGACAGATATTTCTAGGAAGCTTTTAATTCAGTCTTCTTTAGATGTTGAATCACTTGTTAGAACTTCACTTGCATCATCTGTTGCTCTTGAAATAGATCGCGCAGCTCTTTACGGATTAGGTTCTAGTTCTGAACCACTTGGCTTGCATAACGTAACAGGCATAGCGACTGAAAATGTTGGCAATAACGATCCTAGTTTTGGTGATGTGGTCAACATGGAATCTGATATTTCTGTTGGTAATGCATTAACTGGTTCTCTTGCTTATGTAACTAGAGCCAACATTGCCGGAGCGATGAAAGTTAAGACTAAAGATTCTGGTTCAGGTCGCTTTGTTAATGAAGATGGAGTCGTTAACGGTTATCCCCTCTACGTCTCAAATCAAATTGAAGCTGGGGACATTTGGTTCGGTAACTGGTCCGAATTGATCCTTGGTTATTGGTCAGGTCTTGATCTACAAGTAGATCCTTATACAGGCGGTGCAAGCGGTAACGTCCGTGTAAGGGTGCTACAAGATGTCGACTGCGCTGTAAAACATCCAGCTAGTTTTTGTTTAGGTGCCTAGATGAAGATTGAAGCCTTAAGTTCATTTGGATTAAAAGGCGAAGTCGTTCAGATTGGGGAGGTTGTCGAGGCTTCCCCCTCTGAAACAAGGCAGCTAATTAATTCAGGGCAGGCAAAAGAAGCTGTTGTCTGTGAGGTTCAACAAGAGGAACCAAAAGCAAAACCAAAAGCTAAAAAAGCTACTAAAGCTAAATCAACTTCTACCCCCGAGGTAACTGACTAATGACTATTCAAAATTTAGGTTCTAAAGGGACCGCCGTTGACATTCTTCCAAATGACGTTCTTGCTTCAACCGCTAATGGTTCAGGTGTAGATCTACAAGGATATGAGGGAAGCGCTGCTTTCGTTCTTTCATCTGAAGCAATGGGCGCAAGCGTTACTCTTGCCGTTAAGTTGCAAGAATCAGCCAATAATTCTGATTGGTCAGATGTTACAGACGGCGGGTTCACTACAACAGCAGCTAATACAGCAGCGTTTGAACAGATCGCGTTAAACGTTTCTGACCTTAAGCGCTATGTAAGAACAAATAGTACCGTGGCTGGCGGAACCGGAACAGGAGCCGTTAACGTAACTGCTTACGCTTCTAAGAAGTACACAACATAAAAAATAGATGTCATTTGCTGATGACATAAAAAGCATGTTGGATGGCCCCTTCGGTGTTTCATGCACTGCGGGGGCTACCACTGCAAACGGTATTCTTGACGAACCCACTTCAGTTGTTGCGGGTGATCAAGTGTTAATGGTTGACCGAGTTGTTCACGTTTTAAATTCTGATTTCGGTTCTTTAGTTCCGGGCGACAGTATTACTGTTAATTCTGTTAGTTATAAAGTACGCACCAACGAAAAAGATTTAGACGGCCTTTCTTGTCAAATCTCATTAGAAAAGGTTTAAACAATGGCAACAACTAGGCGAGAACATATATTAGATGCTGTAAAAACTGCTATTACAGCAACAACAGGAATTAGCAACCGAGCATACAGAAGCCGCGTTGTTCCATTAATACAAAATTCACAACTTCCCGCCCTGTTGCTTACTTGGGCAAGTGATACGGCAAGCCAAGAAACGTCACTAGCTACATTAAATTGGACTTTAGAATTTTCGGTTGCGTGCGTTGTTTCTGGAGAAACACCCGACGAGGTGGCAGATACTATTGTTGAAGATATGCACTCTCGCCTGATGTCAGATATTACTCTTGGCGGCTATGCAATGGACTTAATACCAACGGGAACAACAAACGAATCTATTGATTCAGAAAAGCCTTTGGGCGTTGTTACTTCGACTTATCAAGTTAGATATAGAACGGCCAATGATGATTTATCGACTGTTTAAACCGTTTCAATAGTAAACAGTGTCTAATATGGAGTCATAGAAGAGTTTGTATTTAGGCAATGGCATTAAGAACCTCGCAAACCATAATTTGCGCGAAAGCTGAAAGCAGTTATGGGAGTGACCCAACGGTTGCAGGCTCGAACGCCATTCTTTGCCAATCAATAGAAATTACACCGTTAACAGGTGACACGGTAAGCAGGGAATTAGTGCGCGGATATATGGGAAATTATGAATCTATCAATGCAAATACCCACGTACAACTAACAGCGGTTGTAGAACTTGCGGCAAGTGGCGCAGCCGGAACGGCGCCAGCCTATAACAATCTTTTACTTGCCTGCGGTACAGCAAAAACAACGGTTTCAAGTACGTCTGATACTTACGCGCCATTGGCAACTGCTGGAAGCTCAACGATTTATTATTTTATTGACGGGCAAAGACACAAGATTTTAGGTGCTAGAGGTAGTTTTTCAATTTCCCTTTCTGTCTCAGCAATTCCAACAATTACTTTTAATATGATTGGTTTGTATTCGGCTCCAGATACAAGCGCAAACCTAACGCCAACTTATTCAAATCAGGCAACTCCCGTAATACCAAATAAAACAAATACAACTGCATTCCAGCTCCACAGTTACGCAGGGGCTATGCAATCAATGACCTTTGATCTTAATAATGATCTTGCTTATCGTGAATTAGTTGGAGGTACAAAAGAAGTTCAGTTCACAGATAGAAAACCAAGCGGATCAATTTCAATTGAAGCTCCTGTTTTATCAACCAAAGATTTCTTTGCAATAAGTCAGGCTGGAACCCTTGGGAACTTAACTTTTCAACACGGACAAAGCGCAGGCAACCGCGTAACTCTGACCTTACCTAAAACTGATATTCAAGCGCCTAGTTATGCCGATGATAATGGCGTGACGATGCTTAATTGTGATTATCTAGCGACTCCTACAACTTCGGGCAACGATGAGTTTAGTTTAAAATTCCATTGATATTGCTTTTATTGTTTAGGGGGTTTACTCTTACTATGACTTAATAGCATGATCTAATGCCCCTTGTCCTGAGTGACTCTAAAACTTATTTCTGGAAAATAGAGCTACAAATTCCAACTGATGACGGTTATGAAGACGTTGAGTTTGAAGTTAAATTTAAAAGTATCCCACAATCTAAGCTTTTAAAATTAGTTGCCAAACAACAAAAAGGCGAGATTAATGATGTTGATATTGTTAAAGAAATTTTAGTTGGATGGCGTGGAATTACTGACGACGACGGCAAAGAAGTTCCATACAGTCTTAAGGCAAGAGATCAATTATTAGATGTTGTTGGTATTGCCTCGGCAATTGGTGAGGTGTTTTTTGAAAGCAGAGTGAGGGCGAAAAGAAAAAACTAATTCAGGCGGTTGATTATATATTTAATAACAGTAAAAAAGATCAAGGGAATTTAGAGGAAGCGGCAAAGGCTTTTAATATTAAATTGCCTAAACGTGAAAAGGAAAAAGATTTTGAGGTGTTAAAAACGAATTGGGCAGCGGTGGAGCTGTTCTTAAAATGTCAAACGCAATATCGAATTGGAGGTTTAGGACAGGTTACGGGTTTTGATTATGCGAGCGTAATAAGCATCGCTAAACTTTATTCAGTAGATGATTTGCCTTCTGTGATCGAAGATTTACAAGTCATGGAAATAAGAGCAATCGAACTTTTTAACAAGGAGAAAAAATAAATGGCGGCGGCAAAGTTCAACATGCTAATCGCTGCTAAGACAGCGGGAACCGCCGGGATAAAGCGCATGGGTAATTCCATGCAAGGTTTACAAGGTAGATTAAAAAATGTTCGGTTAGCGGCGTTAAGCGTTAACACAGCATTTAAGGCAATGGCCTTAATTTTAACGGCTGGTACTTTTTCAAGGTTTGTAACTGGGGCAATAAATCAAGCTGATGCATTTGGGAAATTAAGCAGACAAACAGGAGTAGCAGCGGATCAACTACAAGCGTATGTAAACGCGGGAAAATTAGCAGGGGTTGAACAAGCAACAATAGAAAAAGGGTTAAGGCGTCTTGCTCAATCACAAAGAGAAGCGGATCAAGGAATTAAAACGTATTCAGAAAGTTATGAAGCTTTAGGCGTTAGCGTTAGAGATGCCGACGGAAATTTAAAAAGTTCTGAAGTTTTATTAGCTGATATTTCTGACCGTTTTAGAGATATGCCTGACGGGGCAACAAAGGCGGCTTTGGCGATGGAAATATTTGGCCGATCAGGGGCGCAATTAATACCAATGTTGAATGAAGGCGGCGAGGCTCTTGATAAATGGAATTATGAAACAAGTGAAGGTTTTGCAGCGAACGCGGAATATTTCAACGATCAAATAACAATGTTAGGTTTTGGCTTTGATGGTTTTAGAAAACAATTAGCCGATGCGTTATTACCGACATTAAATAATTTATTGAATATGTTTAGTAATATTTTTTCTAGTCAAAATGATTGGGATGCATTGTTTAAAGGTATCGAAGTAGGTTTAAAAGTTATATCAAGCGCTGTTTTCACTGTTGTTGCTGGTTTTAGATTTTTATTAACAACAATTAAATCAATAGCGGAAGGGTTAGGAGAGTTAAGTCAAGGAAAGTTTGGCGCGGCTGGTCAAGCCTTCAAAGGTGGTTTAAAAGAAACAAATGAACAATTCAAAGAAGATATGGCGGTTTTTGAACAGATATGGACAGGCAGCGAAAACGCCCCAGCTGAATATTTTAAAGAAGGTACTAAAGAAGCAAAAGTATTAAGCACACAAATCACAAAAACCTTTGGCGATCAAATGAAGTCAAAAATTCAAAAATTTAACGAATCAATAAAAACAGTTGGTGAATCTATGTCTGACGTGGTCATTTCTGGGGTTAAAAAAATGGAGGATTCCTTATTGGATTTTGTCACTACGGGAAAATTAAATTTTAAAGATTTAGCAAATAGCATTATTAAAGACATGGCTCGTATCGCGATACAACAGGCTTTCACACGACCTTTTTCTAATTTGTTAGGAAATATTTTTGGCGGTGGAAAAGCAATGGGCGGCCCTGTTGGTGCTAATAAAAGCTATCTCGTCGGAGAAAATGGCCCTGAGATTTTAAGGATGGGAAATCAAAGCGGAAGTATCACACCGAATCACAGATTAGGGGGTATGGGTTCCACTAGCGTTGTTGTTAATGTTGATGCGTCTGGAGGTTCCGAAGTTGAAGGCGATGAAGGTCAAGCAAGAGTATTAGGAAAAGTCGTCGCGATGGCTGTTAAAAATCAAATTGCAAATGAACGCAGGCCGGGGGGTTTACTTTACGCATAATGGCAACCTTTCCCTCTATTGAATCTTCTTATGGTCTAAGTAAGGCCAGCGCACCAAGAACAAACACGGCGGCTTTTGGGTCGGGTTATTCTCAACGTTCTACTTTTGGTATCAATCAAAATTTAAAGAAATGGAATTTACGTTGGCAAAATTTAAGTGAAACCGATAGCGACACAATCGAAACGTTCCTTGACGCAAGAGGCGGGACAGAAAGTTTTACTTTTACACCTCCTAGCGAATCGGCGAGCGCTAAATATATTTGTACCTCTTGGAATAAAACAATCCCCTACCCTAATTTGGCAACAATCACGGCAACCTTTCAAGAAGTAGCGGAGGCGTAAAGATGCCAACTGTTCCCCAGTCGATACAAGAACAGATTCAAATGCTCGAACCTTCGGCGGTGATCGAGTTATTCCAATTACATTTAACGTTGGCAGTAAATGGAACTGATACTGTTTATTACTACCACGCGGGAACCAATGAAGTTTATGGAGATATAGTTTTTAATTCAATTACTTATTCTGCTGTTCCTTGTGAGATGGACGGGTTCAAACGTACAACAACGGGAACACTACCAAGACCAACTTTCACCATTGCTAATGCTAATAGTGCTATTTCTGTTTTACTAGCTTCTTATAATCCGTTAAATGCAAAAGTCGTAAGAATAACAACCTGTAAAAAATTCCTTGATGCTGTTAATTTTACAAGCGGAACTAATGCAACGGCGGACCCAACCGCAATTTTTGAAGCTGACGACACTTGGTATATCGATAGAATCGCCTCTGAGAATATGAACTCTGTCCAGTTTGAGTTGTCAACAAGAATGGATTTATTAAATATCGCTTTACCACGTCGCCAAGTATTGGAACATTGCCCGTGGGAATTTAGAGGGACGCAATGCACTTACGCTGGAGCTGATGCAACTTGTGGGCATAAATATTCAGACTGTGTTGCAAAGTTTCCTGGTAAAAACGAATTACCGTTTGGAGGGTTCCCAAGTGCAAGACTTCAGATGTGACGCTAAAAAACACGCATTAGAGGAACACCCAAAAGAGGCGTGCGGTGTTGTTGTTAATGGAAAATATTTCAGATGTCGAAACGTAGCAGACAAGCCCGAAAATGATTTTATTCTTGAGGCTAGAGATTATGTAAAGGCAAGATCAAATGGAAAGATTGAGGCAATTATTCATTCACACCCGAAGGGAGGAAAAGAAAGCCCGGCGGATCAAAAGGCTTGTTCACGCACAAAGATCAACTGGCATATTTATTTGACACCTAAAGATGAATGGTTAACTATCAAGCCTTAGTCGGTTTAAATTGGGAATATGGAAAAAGTGACTGTTTTGGTTTAGTTAGAAACTATTTTAAATTGTTAGGCGTTGAACTTCCTGAATACGAAAGGCCCAAAGATTTACAAACTTGTGAAAGTATATTTTTAGATCAATTACCAAAAAAAGGTTTTCAACAAATCCCAATTAATCAAAGATTACCGAATGATGTATTGGTGATGCGTCTAGGAACAAAAACAGCAATGCACGCGGCAATATTGCTACCTAATGAAATGATCTTGCACCAAAAGCAAAATTCTCTTTCATGCGTAGAGGTTTATAGGTTCTACTATGTAGAGAGAACAGAGGCAGTTTTTAGATATGCAACGGGTTCTACTCCTAGATGAATTAGGGGAAAAATTTGGCCTGGTGCATGAGTATCACAACTTAAGAACGCCTGTTGATGCCATTAGGCTTTTATGTATTAATTACCCTGAATTTTCAAGAGAATTAATTGAATCAGGTGAAAGAGGCGTTGGATATAAAGTTATTCAATCGGAAACAGAATTTGAGTTAGAAGACATGATGCTCCCGTTTGGGAGCAAAGATTTAATTGTTGCGCCTGTTATCACTGGAAGTGGTGGAGCTGGAAGGATTATTGCGGGTGTTGCATTAATTGGTTTAGCAGTTGCAACAGGTGGCGTTTCTTTGGGAATGACTGGTTTTGTGGGTGCGTCTGGTATTCCATTGGCGGCGTCATATTCAACAACAATGGCGGCTATTGCAATCGGTGGAAATATAGGTATCGCGTTAACTCTTGGCGGTATTAGTCAAATGTTGTCACCTCAACCGCAAGAAATGCCACAATTTACGCCGGGTGCAACGTCAACAGATCGAGGGCCGGGTTCCATTGTTAGGGGTTCAGATGGTCGTCAATCTTACGCATATCGAGGCGCAATTAATAGCGTTGGAGCTGGTGCAACAATCCCCGTAGTTTTTGGTAAGGCTTTAATAGGCTCCCATATTGTTAGCGCAGATATGCAAGTAGCAGACGAATCAGATCCTCTGAATGAATGGATTAAAACGCCTTCACCCGATACGATGAGGATTCAAGGCGAAAAGTTAGATTCTGTTTTTAAAGAAACGTCTGGTATTAAATCAAGGTCGTTAAGTGCTTCTGATGTAAATTCAATTATTGGAGGTTCAACAACAAAATATTTAGCCGCGCCGCATCAATTAAATTTAACAAGTAATACAAGGCAGCAAGTCGTAGGCGGAAACATACCGGGTGAAAATAGCGGTCCAACTGATGTAGCAAGATTTCAAATTGCTTTTAGGTTAAATAATGGATTATATGACGAAATTGCAGGGGCAGGCAGTACAAAAGTTGATGGATTTGTGACGTTTAAAATAATTGTTCAAAATCAAGATTTAGATAGTAAACCTGATGTTGCAACGATACAAGTAACGGCGCAGGGTTTAATGTCTGGATCACAAAGTTATTCATGGGTTCATTGGTTTACTTATGGAAAAATCGAATACAAAGACAATTATTTAGTTTATGTCGAGCCTGTAGATTATAGCGCTAATTTAAATGTAAATACTTTAGAAGTGCTTCAAGTTGGTTATTACTTTGTTAATCCTTGAGGTTTAATTAAATGGGCTTAAATTCTACTTCTACCATTAAAATAATTGATCTTCTTTGTGAGGGTACAATTGATGGAATAGTTAATTCTGAAAAAGGCATTTATCTAGATGAAACACCAATAAAAGCAACTGATGGAACAAGAAATTTCGATACTGATTCTGTTAGTTGGGATTTTAGGTTAGGAGGCGCGACGCAATCAAGATTAAGCGGTTATTTAGACGACGGGACATCAACAGTAACGACGGTAAACGCAGAAGTCGGTTCAAATTATAGTGAAACACTTAATTCTACTAATGAGGTTTCGTCTAGAGAATATGGGGGCGGGCAGGTTGTTAGGCAAATAACAGATACAGACGTTGAATCGTTTCACGTTTTATTTTCTATCCCTGCGTTATTTTCAACGGCGCAAGAGGGCTTAGCAAAAGGACAATTATTTAATGCAACCGTTCATTTACAAGTACAAGTGCAACCGCAAGGGGGGAGTTATTCACAAGTTTATCATCGAGATATTACGGGAATAAGTACGACTGATTATCAAGTCAAAACGCCAAAAATACAACTACCAGGACAAGGCCCGTGGAATATCAAAGTTTTAAAAACGACAAATGGAGAAAATGATTTTGAAATTAGCTATACAGACTTTGACGACGTTTCAGCAAGTACACCACTAGCAACAAGTAGAGGTAATAGGGTTTTTTGGACAAGCATTATAGAAAAGCAAGAACTTAGAAGTGCATACCCTTATACGGCTTGTGTTGGTTTAAGTCTTTCAACAAAGCAATTTACATCTATTCCTACTAGGGCGTATTTGATAAAGGGGGTCAAAGTTGAGGTTCCACATAATACGCATGTTAGAGAAGATGGAAGCCTTGAATTTATTACTGATTTAGCTTTTGACGGATCTTTGGTGACTCGTTGGACTACGTGCCCCGTTTGCATTTTCTATGCAATGCTTACGAATAAAGTTTGGGGGGCAGGTGATTTTATAGCGTCGTCTTCTTTGAATTGGGTTGATCTATATCCATTAGCGCAATATGCAAATCAATTAATTACTACCCCAGACGGAACACAAGAACCAAGGTTCGCAATAAATACAGTTGTAGGTAATCGGGCTGATGCCTATTCAGTTGTAAGAGATTTAGCAAGTACCTTTAGGGGCATGACCTATTGGGCAAGTAATACAATTCAAGTTACGGGAGATCATGGAAGTTTAGACGGTTCGGACGTTTCACCCGTTCATCTTTATAATAATTCAAATGTAACTGATGGTTTATTTAATTACGCGGGTTCATCGTTAAAAACTAGAAGTACTTCAATACGTGTTCGATATAACGACCCAGATAATTTTTATAAACCTAATTTTGTTGTTGTAGAAGATTACGACTTGATCACTAAGTACGGGTATCAAACGAAAGAAATAGTTGCTTTTGGGTGTACTTCAAAATATCAAGCGCAAAGGTTAGGTCGTTGGATGATGGCGGCGGAGGAATTAGATCAAGCCGTTATAAGTTTTTCAACTGGTTTGGAGGGTGTTGCAGTTTTTCCGGGGCAAGTTTTCGCGGTTGCTGATGAAATGAAACAAGGCTCAAGGATAGCTGGAAGAGTTGCAAGTTCTACAACTACGGCGATTACTTGTGATCAAACAATTTCATTACCTGCTGGGTCTAGTCATCAAATATCTTGCATCATGCCAGACGGTGACATGGAAACTAAAGATATTAGTTCTGTTGCTGGAGCCGTTGTTAATTGTTCAGCATTTAGCGCCGCGCCGCAAGCTCAAAGCGTTTGGTCTATTTCTTCTACTACTGTTGTTGAACAAAAATTTAGGTGTCTTTCTGTTGATGATAATAAAGATGGTACTTATTCAATTACAGGAACAGAATTTAATGATTCGATTTATTCAACCGCTGATAGTGGAACAGCTATTGAGTATGAAGATGTAACAACATTTGATGATAATCCAACTGCAATTACTGGTTTAAATTGGGCATTTTCTGAAGTCAGAATTAACAACAACACAATTAACCGTATTACTTGGAGTTGGACAAGAGGAACAAACGGATCAAGTATTCTTTTTGATATTCGATACAAAATAGGCGGCGGTAGTTATACAACAACATCAACGACCAATACTATTTTTGATGTTGATAGTTTGGTTTCAGGTACACAATTAACTTTTGAAGTAAGGGCCGTTGGGCCTGCCCCAGTTCGTAAAACATCGCCTTGGACATCTCAAACAATTACCGTTCCATCTCCAGGTTCAGGTGGCGGCGGTGATGACCCGACCCCTGTTCTTTTGCCTCCTGATCCTGTGAACGTCAGCGTTCAGGCTTCTAGTAAAGACGAGGTCACATTTAGATGGTCGATTCCTACAACATGGGGCGGTAATACTTCAGATTTAATATCAATAATTCGGCATTCAAATAAAACTGATGGCACCGGAACATGGGCAGATTCAACCCTTTTAAGAGAAGTTCAATCAAATACTGACTCCGTTGTTTTAGATTTATTAGAAGGCGAATATATGGTTAAGTTTAAAGATAAGCTAGGAAATAAAAGTAGTAATGAAGTAAGCGCAACAATAGATTTACCTGATGCGTTACCAAGATTAAATCAAACAGTAAGAAGAGAAGATACAGACAGCCCACCATTTCAAGGGCAAAAATATAACGTTCAATATTCAAATGAATTTGACGCCTTGACCCTTTTGGGCTCTGATTTATGGGATGATCACGCGGGAAATATTGACGATTGGGGCTCAATTGATTTTCTTGGAGCTTTACATACTTCGGGAACTTATTATTTTAATTCTGTTGTTGATTTAGGCGGAATATTTACATGCATTTTCAAAAGGAAATTAACAATAAGGGGTTTACTTCCTAACGATACAATTGATGATCGTGCAACCAATATGGATAGATGGTCAGATTTTGATGGAGCGTTAGCAGATGAAACAACAGCGAATCTTTACTTTAGAAAAAGCAATGACGCCCCTGCTGATGACGACATGATTACAGAAGATGGAGACAAAATATTATTAGAAGATAGCAGCGATATGTTGCAAGAAAGTTCACAAACTTATGGCGTTTGGACACCGATGGAATCGGGTAGATATACCGGGCGCGTCTTTCAATTTAAAGTTGATTTATCTAGTACAACAGTTGATCAAACCCCTATTGTTGATGAATTAGGCTACACCCTGCAATTTGAAAATAGAACCGAAAGCGGCGGTTTCGAGTCGGGAACAGGTGCAAAGGTTGTTACTTATGCAAAAGCTTTTTATCAGACACCCAAACTAGGCATTACTTCAAGTGATATGGCAAGCGGTGACAGATATGCAATTAGCAGCGAAACAAGAACAGGTTTTACAATTAATTTCTATAACTCGTCAGGTTCGGGAGTTAGTCGCAATTTCCAGTTTCAAGCAAACGGTTATGGAACCGAGGGCGCTTAAAAATACTAATCTTGCTATCACTGTCTAAACTGAAAGCATATAAAGGCGACATAGTAAAAAATGGCGACTCACGATTATGTTTTAGCGAACCAGTCGGGTTCTAGTTTTCGTACAGACTTAAATAACGCATTGGCGGCGGTTGTCAGTAATAACTCAAACGCTACTGAACCCGCAACTAAATACCCTTATATGCCTTGGGCCGATACAAATAGCGGATACTACAAAATCAGGAACGCCGCTAATAATGCTTGGGTTTCTTTATTCAAACTTGATGGAACTTTAAGTGATATTCCTGTTGAAGGTACTGTTATTAAATCAACGGGTGAATCTGGTGGAACTAAATTTTTAAGAGAAGATGGCGACAATACTTGTTCTTGGCAGTCTGTCGTAGCTTTGACAGGCTCAAGCAATAACACTATTTGTACGGTTACAGGTGCAAACGCTATTCAAGGTGAGGCCAATCTAACTTTTGATGGTAATAAATTTTCTCTTACTCCAAATAAAAACTCAGGTAATGATGGGTTTGAATTTGTTCCGGCGGATGGTACTACAGCTTCTTCTTTTAAAATTTTAGGGAACAATAACGCAGGTGCAGACGGTAGGAATGGAGGAGTTGTTTATATTGATGCTAATTACTATTCAACAGGTTCTACTATTTTCAAGCTATCGGGTAGAGGGGCAGACGTTTTAGAAGTGTATGGCAATAAAAACGTAAAAATACATGATGGAGATCTAATCATAGGAACGGCCGGTCATGGTATAGACTTTAGTGCTCAAACTGCCTCTTCTGCTACAGGTGCTACGACTGGCGATGAAAATTTAGACCATTATGAATATGGGACTTGGACACCTATAAATCCATCGGTAACAGTTACAGGTAATGAAGGATATTACATAAGGATAGGCAGGTATGTTATGGCTTCAATGAGGTTTAGGATACCAACTAACAGTAGCTCAAATTATTTACTGATTGATGGTCTACCTTTTAATTGTCAATCATACAGCGGTTATTATAACAATGGTGGGTATGTGATGTATTCAGGCTACGGAGCCGCCGCTGGCGTTTTAGTTCATGACAATAGTGATAGAACTCAGGTTTATACTTCAGTCGGTAACTCCATAACTTTAACATCTGTTGATAACGTTGAATTTAGAATACAGGTTCATTATTTTGTCGCGTAGACCGTTTGCACGTCTATAAACTAAGCACCATTAAAACTGTTTCGTCTGGAGGACGTCCCTAAAATGAGCTTATCTGAGTCTGTTGAGTACGACAAAATTGAAATTATAACGCCATATAATTCATTGCAGATAAGAAAAGCAACAGTAATTAAAAAAGATGATGCTGAAATTTCAAGAACTTTTTTTAGATATGTTCTTCAATGTGGAAGTTTAGACGATTCAGATAATTTTGTTGATAATCCTTTAGACAAGGAACCCGACGGGGTAACAGTAATTCCAGATAATATTAAAAATATTGCTAATGTTGCTTGGACAACAGAGATTAAAAACGCATACAAAGCTAAATTGATTAGTGATAAGTCAAGCGGCCCCGGATCTTGACCACACTTGCCAGTGTTAAAGATCGTTCATATATTACGAGGACATATTAAACCTTTATGACAACTCAAGAAAGCGAATTGCAAGCGGCAAAAACTCGGCTTGATGCAAATTTAGCAAGTTTACAAAAGATTCAAGATGATATTAAAAAGCTACAGGAAGACGGGCAGAAATTAACGCAACCAATTTTAGAAGATCAAGGAATCGTAAGAGTATTAGAAAAGATCATTGGCGAGGACAAAGAAAAAACCGATTAAAATAAAAGTAAAAAATGGCTGATCGCAAAATAACCGCCTTAACAGAATTAACGGCACCTGTGGCGGATGATGTAATTCAAATTATTGATACAAGCGAATCATCAAACTCAGCCAAAAATAAAAAAATACAATATACAACGCTATTAAGAAACCTACCGTCTGGGAGTAATACAACGCCTTCTTTAGGTTGGT